CGCCCCTTTCGGGGCGGCTTGGTTGAGGGTCATTCCCTCGATTGTCGCATGGCCTGATCAGCTTTAGCGACTTGCGTGCAACAGTACGTACATGGACAGTGCGGCGGTTTTCCGCCTAACACTTTCCTTCCTCTCAGCAACCTTACTATGGAGATTTACATATGACGCCGAACGCCAGATTACTCGAGGAACGTTCCGCGCCCATTTCGATGGCGCGGCTTTTGTTTCCACATTCGCTTAATCTGGTTAAATTGCTCGGCTTTTCATATGCTCCCTCTAGTAAGGTTTCCTGTTATAACTCCAAGGGGAGTTAACATGCCAGTAACAAAGACTTCCGCAATGGATTTCTCTGGGTATTACAAGTACATTGATAAAGGGCAGTTTGCCCAAGATGTACCTCCATACTCTTCTGGCGGTGGTGTGTTAAAACAAAATGACACTATAATTTATCCAGAAAACTTAAAGAGCTGGCGAGAGCGTATTAAATTACGTCTTGATGCCACGACTCCGTTAACTGGTACTAAATTTAGCGTGCGTGACCCAGGATACCGTTTTGCAACGGCATCTCGAAGTCCCGCCCTTGCTCCACCATATGGGGTTTACAAGGTATTAACGGGCTGGTTTCAGCTCACTACATGTAATCCTCCTAATGTTTCAGCTACTGATATTAATCTTGCGAGGGGAAGATTTCTTGAGAAGTGCAAAGGGACTCAACGGCCTTTTATGGCTGGTGTGTTCCTAGGTGAACTTCGCGAGACCCTCAATATGATACGCCATCCCTTGTCTGGGTTGTATAAGAGTCAACTTCTGTTCTCCAAGAGAGTAAAGAAACTCTCTGAACGTCGGTTGATTTTTAGAACCCGCCAAGAGCTATCTTCAGCGAATTTCGCTACAAAGCGAAAGAAGATGGGGGTCCTCTCAGACCTATGGCTTGAGTCCGTTTACGGCTGGCGTCCTCTGCTAGCAGATATCGATGATGGCATTTCTGCCATTTCTCGGTACTGGTATTCGATCCCCACCATTCACGTAGTAAATCACTACGAGACGTGGGATAAATCGTTTTTGAGAAACAACACTAGTGTTGGCCCTTTCACCGCCATTGCGGAGACAGAGCACATCAATCGTTACCAGGTTCGGCACAGTGGTGCAGTAAAAGTGTACCCCCAAGACGTTAAAACCGCCTTAGGAGCCAACTATAAGAGCATTGGAACTCTCTTAGACGTTGTGCCAACTGTGTGGGAGTTAATTCCCTACTCTTTCCTCATCGACTATTTCGTTAATGTTGGTGAGATATTGGAAGCTTCGACCTTTATAAAGTCGGATCTTGCCTGGGCGTGTGAAGTCACACGTTCGACAAATACGGTTACACAGACGGTGACTCCACAGTCACCTGGTCCTGGGTATTCGTTTATCCAATATGGTAGTCCGTTCCAAGCCTCCGGTACCAAGTTTGATCGTCACTCCTATTCAGGAGCTTACGTTCCTACCTTGTCGTTTCATGGACCTTCGTTCATGCACGGGATAAACATTGCGGCCCTTGCCGCTTCGTTTATTGCCTCCGGTGTTCCTCCAAAACTCTTTCATAGATGAGGTTTCTTTTATGTCTCTTACACTCACTGGTGTTATCACCGGTCAACCCCAGACGGGATTGACCTCTCCAACTTACACGCACGTTGCCGATACGGCAGTCGACGTGAACGCGAAGGCGTCAAGTGTCACCACTCTTGGTGGCACCCAAACTGGAGTTCGTACGCACACGGTTTCGGATCCGTTCTATAATGTCTTCGTTAAACCGAAGGTATTAAAGGCGCTTCCTCAACCGAATCCCATAACTGGGAAGTATCCGACGATCCCCTATAACAATTATATGTTTAAAACAACGAAAGGTGTTCTACCTGCGTTGGGGGTATCGGCAGTCCCGATGCGTATTACTACGACAATCGAGGTCCCTGCGGGTGCAGATTCGTACGACATTGTGAACATCCGTGCTGCTCTCTCCGACCACTTCGGTGAATCGGTTAGCAACAGTGCGGGTATTGGCGACTCAATGAACACAGGTATTATCTAATCCTGTTATTCCTCTTGTTTTATCCTAGAATTTGTTTCTTCTAGGAAACGCCTCACAATGTAATGGAGATTCTTTATGAACCAGTTGGCTAAAGCTCTTTTCTCCTCCTTTCTCGAAGATGTTCGAGTGTTAGGTTTGAATGGTGATTATGATCCGTTCGATCCTTTCATTAGCGTCTCTGAATCCTCTATCTGTAACCTGAAAAGGTCCCTATTCAAGAAGTTCTTGGTCAAGGGAGAAGTCACTGTCCCTCAAAAGACAGCGGCTCTACAGAAGTTCTTACATTCGAATGAATCTTGTAAGAACTGGACGCTTAAGCTTTCTGATAGTCGCGATGAAGTTCTTTGGGGCGAGTTAAAACGCGCTCTTTGGGACTTCTGGCATCCAAATGGGATGCCCTTAATTGACAGTGATTATCAGGCATTTGACCGTGGCCGGACTGGTCCTGGGGCATCCTTGGATGCCTCCGGAACTTCAGTTTACCACAAGTTATTTGCTTCAAAGTTGTCTACGACATCAAGATCTCTATACGAAAGCTATAGACGGTCGATCGCTCACTCTCCCTCCTGGCTCGAAGCCGAAGAAACGCGGCTTTCCAAGTTTGGAGATTGTGTGATTAGGAAAGGAAATCAATTATCGTACGTCCCTAAAAATAACGAGACTGCACGAGTTATAGCAACCGAACCTTCGTTGAATATGTTTTATCAACTCGGGATCGGTGAATTGCTATGCGATCGCCTCCATGCGTCCTATGGGATTAACATCCCTGAGCAACAGGCGAAGAATCAAGTGCTAGCGCAGCGAGGAAGTGCTGAAGGATGGTTCTCCACTATTGATTTGAGTGGGGCATCTGACAGCGTCGGCCTCAATTTCCTGCGCGAATCTGCACCTCCACAGATGTTGCGATTTTTATGTCGCTATAGGTCACCCTTGATCACCCTGGAGAGCCCGGCTGGATTAAATATTCAACCAAACTCTGATGGGTGGTCCATTGCGTGGCCTGAAGATACTACTGTGGAAGCGGAAATGATCTCTTCTATGGGAAACGGTTTTACGTTTGCCCTCGAGACTGTCATTTTCGCGTGCATCGTTAGGGCATGTTACCGATTCCGCTCTATTGATATGATCTTTCCTTCGAAAGGTCACCCTGGAAACTTTGCAGTTTACGGGGATGATATCATTGTGGAATCGGCAGCCACTCGAGACGTTCTTCGTCTCTTGGAGATTTGTGGCTTTACGGTGAATACCGAAAAAACATTTACTAACGGTCCGTTTCGTGAGTCTTGTGGTGCTGATTTCCAATTCGGCGCCAATGTACGCGGGGTTTTTATAAAATCCCTCGATACTAAGCAAGATTTCCTCATTGCAGTTAATTTGTTAAACCAATGGTCTGCGAAGACCGGTTTGGCACTTCCGAACCTTGTAAAACATCTTCTGAAGTTTTGCAAGGGGGCACCTATCGTGCCTTATTGGGAGAACGACGACTCGGGTTTAAAACTCCCGGGTCCGCTTGCTCGTCCACATATTAGTAGGCATGGCACTTACTCTTACGAGTGTTACCAGGTCAAACCGTATGTGATTCGAGTAAGTGAGTCTGATATGGAATCAGAACGTCGTCGCCTTTATCATAACCCACTTGGGTTGATGCTGGCGTTTCTGCAAGGGTCAATCAGGTCCTCTAAGCTGATGGTGAGGCATCGCCAGAAGTCTTATGACCGCGTACGTCGCATAGCGCACTCCTGGGATATCCAACCTTCCGGTTGGTTACCAGGAGTGAAGCATGATGCGCTTGATCACTATCTTAATGGTAGTGTTCGATGGGAGCGGTGGAATACCGCTGTAACTTTGAATATCTCTTAGTTACGTCCTGGTGTGATGAGCACTTCTCGATGTGCATGCCTAGCACATCGGGAC